ATTTTTATCTTTTTAATTGCAATCCTTTTATACTGTTGAACAGGATCTTGCAAAGTTGACTTTTTCTCACGAAAGTCGTCTAAAACGGACTCTTTGATTACGCAGGTTGATCTGCGAGGGCTCTGAAAAACAGAGAGTTCCCCCCTCTACGATGGATTTCTATGTAGAGGTTTAGAAGCCCGTAGGGGTGGGCTTCAGCGTGGCGGAGCGAAGGCGCGGCTGCACGACGGGGCAGTTCGGCGCATGGTCGCCAACATGCTCGCACTGAGGGCATCCGAGGCCCATCTTCTTAACGAGGGCCTCAAGACTCTTTAGGCGTGCGAGAACAGGATCGTCGAGCTTGAGCTTAGGCAGTCCTCTCTGGGCCTTCGGCTTCGGGAGGGCAAGAGCGCCGGAGATCTGAGAGATGACGAGGATCGAACTCGTGACGGTTGTCGCCGTCACGTTGACTGCGAGGCCGTTTCCTTGGTTCGCCTGATAGTCCATGGAAAAGCAGTACCACGCCTCGGTTGTACCTTCGATGCCGGACCCGTAGCCCGTGACAAACGTCGCGCCGCCAACGGCTGCTAACGTGAGGTCAGTGATCCCCGTCCCGGACATAATGAAGTAGACCAAGAACCGTCCGGTCGAGCCGAGGGTGACGCTGTTATTGTTAACTGCAACGTCGATGGTCGTACCCTCGACCTCGGTGGGCGCGTTGCCAAGGGGCGCGGCTGCGCTCATGGTACCTCCGGCACGAATATCGGCGCACAAGAGGTTCGCGCCGAGGATGTTGTTCGTCTTAGGGCCAACGAGCTCAATGACGTAATCGACATACATCTCGCCAATGACGGCCGTGCTGTCTTGGCCGCCAGTGATCGTCTGGAACAGACCTACGTCGTAGGTCTTCTGGTCTCCGCCTTCCGGTACAGCACCGGAACGGACATAACGGAGCCCGTAGGGATTGGACTCGCGAGAGAGCGAGTTATGGACACAGCGAGTCCAAGTGACAGTACGGCTCGCGCCCTTGTACTGCATTGCCTGGTCCTTCGACACGAAAGGCGCGTCGAGAGCGTCGTAGTCCGTGACCAAGAGGACGGCTCCCGCCTTGGTGGAAGGGGCCTCGGTCTCGTATCGGTACGAGAGCTTTCGGAACTTGTACTGCTCGTACTGAATCGCGATGTTCGCCAGCCACGGGAACGAAGCAACTAGGCCCGGGTTGATCGCACGGGACCTGTTGTCGAAAGCAACAGAGCCGGGTACCTCGCCGAGGTACTCAGAGTGGCTGACAACCGTTGACCCACGTCCATTGACAGACGGGCCGCGGTTGCGCGACACGCGGCCATAGGCCGCTGAGACGGACACGTTTCGGCTGGACCAGCCTCCCTTACCGCCGCGGGACTGAGCGCGGGTCATACCCATCGCCCTTCGGACCTGGCCCTTCCCCAGCGCCCGCAGAACGACGGGTTTTGAGGACGTGCCGGCAGGGGCCCGGCTCGCCTTGCGGACTATGGCCTTCAATCCGCCTTTTCTCCTTCTTCCCATTGAACCAATAATCTCTCCGGCTTTCTTCGTAGCGTAAGCGAGAGCGGCAGACTTTGCGCCACTGAGGATGCGGTCAAACGCCGGGGAATCTAGCGCACGACGGATAACTTGCGTCGCCAGGATTGCTACGTCGGTGTGCCTTCACACCAGAGTGTTCCGAGGTGGAACTACGTCGATAATAGGTAGCTACACTACCAGGCTCTTACCTTGCCAGGTCGGCCTTTAACGTCGATTCGACTCGACTGATCATTTTCACGCGAGCTTCTGCTTTGCAGGGAAGGGGATATATCGGTACGAACAGCACAAGCAAACTTGGACTAGGTCGTCCGTCTCGGGGTCCAATGGGGACCCATCCCATTCCTCTGGATCACCGAACCGCTTAAAGCACAGGTCGGTAAATGGACAGATGTCACACGCATCCCATGGTCCGAGAGAGCGATAGCGATGCGCGGGGAAGCCGTACTCATAGATGACCTCGCGCCCTTCGCCGTCGGCGCACCGCCCACATGTGCCGTGGACAGCGACCCAAGACTGTCGAAGCGCGAGCAAGCGGAGACGCTTGTAACGCACAAACTTGGGGGAATACAGTCGCTTGTTCAAAGCAGCAGCAGTCCCGTGTTCAACGCGTAACTCGCACAGGATTTGTGCGTAGTTACGTCCCGCCCGCATTTCCTCTTCAGGCAGGTCTGACAATTCCGAATCTGTGTCCATTCAGATGTCGACATTGAGAACCCGGAGAACCATGGACGGGGCGTGATGAGTAAGAGCGGTCGTGAGGGCAGGCGCGGCAGCAAGCGACGCCCAGTAAACTGAGCGAAGCTGCGCGGCAGCCTGTTGGCCGACCAGCCGAGCAACATGTTGACCAGCGGCGATCGTGTATGAGACACAGTCGTCGAAAAGTCGCTCGCGGAAGGTTCGTGGTCGCAGACGGTCGTAGACCCAAACGGCGACATCAACACCGCTCGCAGGACTTGGGCAAAGCTCTGTGGACCGGGCGGCGGCGTCGAGCTGGGCAATACGGACGAGACAGAAACCAGCGAAAGCACCGAGGGGCAGTGCCATCGCGATGAAGCGTAGCTGTGCCCAAATGTATTTCCGGCGCTCGTTCGGAGGGGTGAACGTTTCTCCTGTCACCGGGTCCACGACGCGAGGAGCGCGCAGGAACGACAGCATTCGTTGTATCGCACGGATGTACAAGTGGACGATCCCAGCTCCCGTAAGCACCAATGCCGCCAAGTAACGCAATTGGGCATAACCGTTGTGTCGGGCGCCGCCAGGGATACCTACGGGGTTCCGCGTACCATGAGACGCAGAACCGAAAGCACCCGCAGCCTCGTCGTCGTAGTCAACCACGGCTTCGTCACGCTGTGTCAACGCAAATGGGAGCCCGTGAGACTCGCGCATGCGCGCAACCGTAACCATCATGCGTCCTCCGTCAGTCAACGTCGGGGCGCCGGGCGCAGTCTCGTGCATGAGACGAGGTGGGGCGCGGTCTCCCAACCACAGCTTCAGGATCTTCTGCGGGTCATAGGGATGAGGGGAACGCACAGACACGGGTTCGAGATCGTCAGCCGACATTCCTGTCTTAAAGACGAAATCGCGAATGCTAGTCATAGAGAGCATCTTCTCTTCATCCGTGTCCGCCCACAATAGCTGCCATGCGTGAACACAGAACATACGAACTTCGCCGTTCCAATAGCCCAAGATGTACAGGCACGTCAGGATCTGGCCCAGGTAGTCGCGCGTCGCATCGCCGATATGGTCGAAGTCGGCGATCCGCTCAGGAAGGAAGAACGATTTCAGCAATTCAGCCGTGGGCTTCCACCCGATGATCTGTGGAGCAGCGATTGTCCCGATGTTAGCCATCCGCCAAGACATACAGGTCATGTCCTCGAGGCGCGTCGATGCCAGAGTCTCCTCCGTTTTGACGCACAAACCGAGTTGCAGGACCAAGCGTGCAGTCTCCGGAGTAGCGCCCGACAGATGGGTCGCTATCTGCATCGGATAGGCGGCGAGCGAGTTGTCACCGTGGACTTCTTCGATCATCAGCTTTACGACTTCAATTGGATTTTTCCACACATTCCGGGCGTCCGGGTTCGCGTTCCAGAGGCGCCACACTTTCCACAGTTCGCCGATAACTTTGTACGTACCACCGATCGTGGACGTTCCGAATACGCCGTCCTTCATGCCTCGGGACGTTTTCACGAGCTGAACAGTCCCGTCAGGGGCGGGGAGGCCAACGACGGCGAAAATCATCTCATTGAACAAAGCCTCGAACATGTGAACGGTATCGTCACCGGAAGAACGGACGCACCGGCCATAGAACTGCGCGATGAGCGAAGAAACGGGGGCCTCCAAAGAAGCGCCGTGGTCACGCATGTCTTCGTTGACGAACTGAACGTTCCGGAGGACAGCGAACTTTCGCCAGACCACCTCAAGGCCGCGGTGGAATAGCTCGAACTTGCCGGCCCACGACTGTGCTTTGGACTCAAACAGGGCTTGCAAAGGCCGCATCAAATGAGTCCAGACGATTTGGAGTTCCTGCTCAGGGATGACGGCACCGCGACTACGGTACTCTTCGTCGAACTCTTTCCGCTCGGCTTGCTTCTTGACAACGCCGAGGAAGAGCCAGACATGAGTCTTCAGGGCTTCGCGATCTCCCTGGAGCAGGGCAAACCAGAGGCGAGCCGCGCGGTCTACGGAGTAGGGCCATGCGGCAGCCTTCGTCTGGCCGCCGAACGCTCGCGTCGTCCAGCCGGGATGGTGCTTCTTGGTCTCGCGATTGAGGTAGTCGTCGATGTTCGCGTTGCGCGACACGTCGCCGACCTCGCGCCAGTCCGTCGAATTCAAGCAGTAAACGACCTTCAGGCCCTCAAGAATAAACTCGCGGGCCGTCATGTCAGAAAAACGCCCGACTTGATCCAGCTCGACATCAAGATTGGCGCTGACGAACTTTTGAATCTCAACCGCGTTTCGGAACGGATTAGCGGGCACCTTCGTCAGCTCACGCAACCGAGCCGCAACCGGGTGATCGCCCATCATGGTCAAAATGTCCCACGCGAACGTGTTGTTGGTAACAGGTTTGGTCGGGATCTTCACCAGCAACCGAGGGTCGTCCACAACGCACAGGACTGGCAGACGCTCGCCACCCAGCAGTAAGCTCTCGCCACGGGCGAACATTTCGAGGCCAATGGCGTGAGGTAGCCGGTAAATCTCAACGAGAGCGTTTCGTGGGCGAGGAGGCGCGGCAAACCCGAGACCGGGTCGCGGCAGCTCAACGGGCTCACTCGCGGGGCCAACCTCTACGACGGGAAGGACAGGTCGGGGCGCGACTTCAGGCATCAATACCTCACCAGCAGTGAACCGAGTGGGGGCGAACGCAGGGCGAGAGGTTCCGGCTAGAAGGGTCGCACACACGGCCATGGGCGTGGTCGACACGAGAAAGACAGCACGAAGGATCTGGCGCCACCACGGCTCGGCGCGCCACCAGTTACGAACCTGGTGACGCAGCGTGTCGTATGTGGGCCACAAGCCGTTCTCAATAACCGAGTTTCGGTAGACCAGGAACATCTGAGCACACCATGGAAGACCAGTTGTCTGAATCGCTAAGTGGGCGACCAGCAACGCGTCGAACGACTTCTCCTTTTTCTCAATTTTCCCGCCGAGGTAGTTATTAACAGTTTGGTTGACGACAACCTTTGCTTTCACCACCTGCGACAGTGACCGGTATTTCAACCAGCCGTAGATGAGAGGGAAGACGATAAAGAACTCGACCGGGTTACTGATCACAAGACGGATGGGGCGAAGCGTCAAGATCGACACAATTACGCGCTGAGCCAGCGCAACGCCCCCGTGCTCATGAGTCAACACGGCATTCACCAAGAGCGAACTCGCGATAAGGACAGCCGCGACTTGTTCGACAACATAAGTCGCGAATTGAACTGCATGGAGTGGCATCAAACCCGTTTCACGCACGGGTACCGTCAGTCGCCAGGCATCTCGGCGCGCAACCGAACGCGTCGAGCCTGTACCGACCGAAAGAACAGACGTCATTGTACGTCTCACGAGCTTGTAAAGGAGGAAGAGCGTGGTCACGCCCGACCGTAATAGGAATGCTCCCAACCACAAACGGAGCGAGAATTTGAGCATCGGGGATGCGGGACCGTCCAACAACTGGATTATCAACCGGACCATCACACCGAAAAGAGGCCGCAGCGCGGTGTGGTACCGCGTCAACACCTCCTTCAGCAGAGCCCACTGCGAGTCAGCCCGAAGGGCGTCAGATGCAGAGGCAGAAAGCTTACGGAGGAAGTCAAGGCCTTGGGTACGTAGCGTACTTAAAGACATAATGAAAGGAATTATGCATACCGATTGTTCGCACCTGTGGGGGCCGGAATACCGTCCACAGGCGGCAATTTAATGCAGCCAAATTTCTAAAGGACGAGTGGGTAGCTCGCCTGAGACCCCATGTGTTGTGAGTTAAGGGGGGTGACTGTTCTCAGTCAGCGAGAATAAAGGTCGGTCCAAATATGGG